CGGTCATCTTAAATATGAACTTATAGTGGATTAAAAATGAATAGAGCAAAAGTCATAATTCTTGGATGCGGCCAAATAGGAACGGCAGTTCACACTCTAATTTCTAGAAAAAACCGAACTCGTGCCACAGCAACGATTCTTGCCCACACACTTGCCGAAGGTCCATCTATCTTCAATGGTGTGGATGTAGAGGTATGGGATTCTCGTCTTACTCCCATCTCCTCAATGGCCATAAATTTTTCCACTGGTTCCACAAATAATATTGCAACAGCGCTGCGAGCTGCGGGGGCCACTCACGTAATAAATGCCCTGCCAAGTTCTCTGAATGAAAAAGTTGCCTTGGCTGCAGTTTGGGCGGGGTGCCACTACATTGATTTTACCGAAGATGACCTCATGGCTGAGGCAGTACGACGGCTCTATGCTGGCACGCGTCTAACATGCGCTAGCCAGTGTGGACTAGCTCCCGGATTTATTAACTATGTGGGCCACCGCCTCGCTAGCAAGATAGAGCATCCTGAAAAATTAATGATATGCACAGGCGCTCTACCCAAGAATGTCTCTTACTCCGACCACTGCAGCTCTTTGACTGCTGTAGACAATTATGCCCTATCCTACAGCGTAGATGGTTTGGTGACTAGGTATACACAACCCTGCAAGGTGAGGACTCGGGGAGTTGAGCAGAACGTTACTCCGCTACTAGGCTTAGAGTACGTGCTCCTAAATGGAGTTAAATACGAGGCTGCATTTACATCTGGAGGAGTAGGCAGTCTAATCGCAGACCTTGCACACATTCCAACTGTATACTACAAAACACTTCGCTATCCTGGTCACTACGCGTATGTCCTAGATGCAGTAAATAGACATGACGGTGATCATGAATCAATCAAAAAAGAATTTTTAGAAGTTTTTCCATTCTGCACAGATGATATTATAGTTGTATATGGTGAGTGCGTGGGAAAATCTTCTTCATCGCAGCTTAGAAGGGAAACCTTTGCGGCAAAATTCTCCGGTACTCAAGGATTGAGTGCGGTGCAATCCACAACGGCGGGTGCAGGAGTTGCGGTTCTAGAGCTCATGTTGAAAAACAGGCTGAGTGGCACGGTCAGCCATGCAGATGTACCGCTCTCAGAATTTATGAACACTGAAACATACAGCCAAACCTATTTAATTTCACATTGAAAGGATACCAGACAATGTCATACACGCTTTACACAAAACAGAACTGCGGTGCATGTGATGAGGCAAAGAATTTGCTAAATTCTAAAGGAATCCCGTACTATGAAGTATTGATTGACGTTGGTCAGGAAAGAGACCCAAATAAAAAATATGCAACCGTAGCAGAACTTCTGCAGCTGGTACCCAATGCAAGAACCGTTCCTCAAATTTTTAAGAATGGTGCGCACATTGGAGGCCTGGATGCCCTGAGATCAAGCGTGAATCCGTAAAATGGCGTTGAATGGTGGTTATCTTAGATGCGTGCTCTATAAATACAAGAACAATATCAAATAAAAGTTCCTGTATAGGGATCCCAGGCATCTAGTACCACCATGATAATGATTAATAATTTCGTAATTAATTTCTACGCCATTTCGATTTTAATAGTTGTCATTCTATTTCTTTTTGCAGTGTGGAGAGAGCACCGTTCTAAGAGATTGGATTGGCTGGATATGCTCACTCGAGATGGCACAAAAGTGTCCACCACTAAAATACTACAGCTAGTAGGTGGAGTAGTTGCCACTTGGATTATTATCCAAGTAACTCTACAGGATAAGTTAACTTGGGATCTATTCACTATCTACTTAACCTACGTTGCATCTATAGATGGATACTCTAAATTCATCATGGCAAAATATGGGGCTAGTGGATCAGATGATTCCAGTGTGCCTTTTAAGAGAAATCAAGAGGCTGGCACTGATCCAGTAGGGAGTGATAAGAAATAATTCTTTTTATATAATATAATTCATAATAATAGCTCATAATTCATAATCTATAATTCATAGTGTTGGTGTACCATATGCGTTCTATTCTGCCGTTCATATTCACCGCGCTCTTATCCTTGCATTTGAGCGCCGGTGCCATGTCTGCTAAAGCATACATAATTCTAGATCAAGAAGGAAATGTTGTCCTAGAAAAAAATGCAGACTCAATTCGACCCATAGCCTCTATAACCAAACTGTTTGTTGTGCAGCAGGCGCTAGCTCTGGATCTAGATGAACCCATACTCGTAACAGCAGAGGATATTGCGCGAGGCCGAATGAGGTCAACTCCTCTAAGAGCAGGCATTGAATATCCAAGAAAAGAGTTAATTGAACTAGCTCTGGTTTCTTCAGATAATGTAGCGGCTCTCGCACTAGCTCGATCATCACCGCCATCTACACCCTACGCAGATTTAGTTGAAGGATCCGGATTAGATCCTAGAAATAGATCATCTGCCAGAAATATAGCCGCTGCCTCACGAGAGCTCTACATGACGGAGATTGGCCCGTTTTCTGTTACTCAAAAAACGCACATTGGACATAGAAATTCCACAAATCCCCTACTTAACAAGCCGGGTTGGGAATTCTTACTCAGTAAGACCGGATTTATAAATTCCTCTGGTGGCTGCTTGACGGTGGTTCTTAAAATCAAAGAAACTATCATGACAGTTACCATACTAGGATCAAGTGGTACTCGTCAGCGCTGGCTAGATCTGGTGGAGCTGCGTACCATGCTAGGAGATGCTTTTTTCTACGTTCCATCTTTCACAGAGAAAAAGTCCTCTGTCAAATACAAGAAAAAAGTAAAAAAGTCTAGATCAAACAGGCCAAATAAGCTCCCTGCACAGTATCGTGTGTAGCGCGCGCTGAACAGCTCAATAAAGATTTACATCTGCAGCAATCTGTGGTATAATTAACTATCCCATCAAATTGGAGACTTTAATGTCCAAGAAAACTGAATCATACACTCCTCTTCAACTTAGTGGAGATGATATTCTTGACGAACTTGCTATCGGTGCATCGCCAGTCATTGACATGTGCGATGAGAGCGAGAATCACTCAGTCCTAGTTATTGGGGTCCGCTTGAATGACGAAGATGAAGAAAATCCATCAGTCAATACTTTCATGGCTGCAAGTGGTTACTTGGAAATCCTAGCTGAAGGCCTCTATTCAGAACTAGCCGACCAGATGAGCAAGGGTGACACGGCTCTATTCTCAATTCTTAGAGACACCATCAGGTCTCTTGAAAATGAGCTAGGTATTCTTCCAGATGAAGAATTGGATCAAGATAATGATGATGTTCCATATATTCTTCACTAAATCAGAGAATCTAAATGGCCCAGCAATCAGCGTTAGATAAGCTCTACATGGACATAGCAATTCGCATCTCACACATGTCGTGCGCCACCAGAGCCAAGGTAGGCGCACTCATAGTCAAGGATGATAACATAATCTCAATGGGGTGGAATGGAACTCCAGCGGGTGATGATAATGCATGTGAATATGCTGACCATGCCACCGCAGCTCTCTCCATCTCAGATGAATTGCTAGAAACTGCCTATCCATTCACTGATGCCGCTGGGTCTAGATATCGCATGCTCACAAAACCAGAGGTGTTACACGCTGAGAGCAATGCCCTCATGAAGTTGGTTGCACGTGGTGGAGTAAGTTCAGAAGGATCAACACTGTATGTGACATTATCGCCGTGTCGTGAGTGCGCTAAGTTGATTAAACAGGCGAGGATAAGTAGAGTTGTCTACAGAGATAACTATCGTGATCTAGGTGGTTTAAAATTTCTTGAAGATCGTGGCGTGATTATTCATCAAGTTAATTAAGGGAAACACAGCAATGGATATTATTGACCCATTAGGCGCATCGGCTGCTCTTAGAAAGTCTTCAGTAACTCGTGAAATCTTTGATCCTGACAACCCGGCACATCGAAATTCGCTAAAGCATTTTCTAAAGAAAGGTTCCTGGGCGGGACCTCAATTCTACGTTGAATACCCATGTTCAACTGTACCTGAGACAGTTTTGAGAAAAATGGCGCTCAAGGGCTTACAAATTCTAGATGAAAACTGAGCTTAAAAATAGAACTCTCTGGTATGACGGCATCTCAGAAATAGATGCGGCTGCGGCAGCTGAACTCATTCTGCTTGGAATGGGTCCACATGAGTTCATTGTTAATCAGCCAGATGAAGAGGTGGATCTCTTTAACTCACTGTCTGAGGTGAAAATACCTCAGACGCACTCTGGAAAAGTAGACTTACAGCACGATTGGATAGTGCCATTGAGGTATTTAGAACTAGATATAGAATCTTACTGCACTGAGAAACTCTTGGAGTATGCGAACAAGAAGTGCATAAAGGATCTCACAAGATACCAGGAGCGGCTTAAGCTTGAAATAGAAGAAATCTCATCTAGAGAACTAGAAAATATTGTGCGCTGCGTTATTTTTGCACTGGATCGCATGAAACAGACTGCTAGTATATGGGGAGTTGGGAGAGGTTCAAGCTGTGCCAGTTTGGTCTTCTTTCTTATCGGGCTGCACTGTGTTGATCCGGTGCTCTATGGAATCTCTCATCTAGAATTCTTCCACGACTAGATTTTGATTCGGCATTTTGGCCGGCCTTACTATAAATAATTTATCTGTTTTGTGCACTATATTTATCAGATAATTCACGGAGAAGAGGTGATATGAGCAAATTTGCCAGAAGCGCGCGGGGAGAATTAGTTGACTTTGATCTACTAGCTATCAAACAACAACTAGCCATGATGCCTGTCCCGGTTGGAGTAGATGAAAGGCGTCGATTCATAGACGAAAAGGATGGTCTAAAGACCAAGCAGTCTCAAGATGCGTCTAGCTCTATAGAGCAGAGCGCTGATGTACTGCCCGCTGTTCCATCAGCACTCTCATTGTCACTTGCTGCTGCAGAAGAAAGTGCAGCCGCTCTTGATGATGAAGTGCCTGAAGATGAACAAGATTAAAAATAAGTTGAAAATCATAGGAGAAAATTATGGTGCTGCGTCCACTACAAAATTCATTTTTATTTTCATTTTTGAATGATACTGCTGCAGGAAGATTTATTGAGAAAAACAGTGGGTCAATTATCCTAACTAATCAGGATTATGACAGCCAGGGTAAGTATGCCCGGTGGGCAAAAGTTTTGGCAGTAGGACCAAAGGTTACCGATTTTAGAACAGGAGATATCGTTCTAATTGAAGCCCTTCAATGGACTAAAGAAATTAGATTCCAAGGAAAATCTTTTTGGAAGTCAGATTCGTCAAAGGTTATAGCCATTACTCAGGACGAGAGCGCGGCCTACACCTATCGTTATTGATGCCGTATTTTGCATATCCGAGTGATATGATGAGGAAATTAAAGAATGCTATTCATTGCTCTAGTATTACTAGCAGCCCTTTCTCTAGAAGGTATAGGAACATGGGTTAGTGTCATAGGACTCTCAGCGCTGTTTGCTGGAAGTCCTATTGTAATTGTCCTCGCGGTATGTTTAGATTTTGCAAAGTTGGTGGCTGTTTCATTCCTGTACAAGAACTGGAACGGCATCAATTTGCTAATGAAGAGTTACATGACAGTTGCTACATGCGTGCTCATACTCATAACAAGTGCCGGCGCATTCGGATTTCTCTCAGGAGAATTTCAAAAATCAATCTCAACCTCAAATGAACAGAAGGTCTTGATAACAGCTCTCACAGAAGAGCAGACGCGGCTGCAGACCAGGAAGCTGGAGATTGATAAGCAGATCGCCCAGCTGCCAGAGAAAAATGTCAGGGGAAGAACAACGCTCATGCGCCAGTTCGGACCAGAGATTGATAGAATAAATTCTAGGTTGGTTGAAATAGATAAGCAGCTGCCGCAGTTAAAAATAGATTCTATTAAGAAGAACGTAAAGATTGGGCCAATTACTTATGTTGCTGAGGTATTTGGAACAACACCAGAGGCAGCAATTAAATGGATTATTCTGGTCATTATATTTGTTTTTGACCCCTTAGCAGTTTCTCTACTGGTCGCTGCTAATTATTTGCTCACTCGCAGAGAGGCTGAGAAATCTGCCATTGAGAAAACACTCGAAGATTCTGTAGAAGAGCCGCCAGCACGGGTGATGAATGTAGAAGAGCCTCCTGCTGTTCAGATTGTCGTGCCTGAACCAGTGCCAGTGGTAGAAGCAGTGGTAGAAGAGGTCACGGTATCAGTGCCTGAACCAGAGCCTCCTCCTGTGACCCCTGCACCAGTCGTAAAATCCAGTGCCTCAGACCAAGTGGTGCCAGAGAAGAAGAGCAGAAGAAAATTACGAGAGAGTACTGCATCAGTCAAATCTGCTGAGACCAAAAAAGATGCAGAACCCGTAGTGAAATCTATTCTAGAGAATGTTGATGATTCTAAGGGTGACGTAGAAATGTGGGCCACAGATACCAAGAGAACTGATTCTAAAATCAATAATCTGTATAACTCTGATAGGGTGGGCGGTGGAGATCCCTCAGGCATACCAAAAAAGTAGTTTAACAAAGTCAGCACTTGGATTAAAATTTAATAGTTTAGATCTATGGAGAAACCATGAAATCTTCCATTTGGGTAGAGCGCTATCGTCCAAAACGGCTCAGTGACGTTATTTTTCAAGATGAGCGGCAGCAGCGACAGTTTCGCACTTTTATTGAAAATGGTGATATCCCGAATCTTCTTCTAAGTGGAATTCAAGGAACAGGTAAGACTACTATATCTAGAGCTCTGGTAGGTGAGTTGGGTATTGACCCTTCAGATGTGCTGCGAATTAACTGTTCTGATGAAAAGATTGATGCTCTTAGAAATCGAGTCAGTGCCTTTGCCATGACCTTTCCTCTTGGAAAATTTAAGATTGTACAACTTGAGGAATGTGACCATCTTTCGTTAGATGGACAGGCTCTTTTACGAGCTCTCATAGAGGACTCATCATCTAATTGTAGATACATCGCCACTTGTAACTATGAAAACAAGATCATACCTCCTCTGAAGTCAAGGTTCCAGCAATTCATTTTCAAGGCACCAGATAAGAATGCCATTACGCTACGCCTAGCAGACATTCTTGACTTGGAGCGTGTGGCATACGATCCAGAAGATCTTGTTACCTATGTGGATGTGGGATATCCGGACATTAGAAAAACTATCCAGCTACTGCAAGGAAACACGCAGGGCGGAAAACTTCTTGCACCAGGATCTGGAAAAGAAGCCGGTGACTGGAAATTTGGGCTCCTAGATGCAATCACTAGTGGAAACTTTAAGGTAGCTAGAAAATTGGTTTGCGAGTGTGCATCTCGTGAAGAGCATGAGGATGTTTACAGGTTTCTATATGAGAACATAGATAAGTTAAAGGTGAACGATAAAGAGCAGGCCATAGTTACCATAGCGGACTATTTGAAATCTCACGCACTGGTTGCTGACACTGAGATTAACCTGGCAGCCTGCATGATTACTCTTTCACGGTGCTAACACTCTAAATACAAAATGGCAGCTTACAAATTAGATATTTTTGATCTGTTAAATCGGCTTAATTCCGCTAAGAGCGCTGATATCTACGCAGAGCTCTCAGAAGAGGAACGCAAAGGATTCGCTCCTCTGGTGGCAATGAGGTGGATGACTGGAACCAGCGATGAACGTCAGATCATGCTCATGAATGAATTCGTCAATCCTTACATTTTTTCACTTGGTAAACATCCTCACCTACTCATGCAGTGTTTACAGGCTTCTTCATCTAAGGTTAACAGACGCTATGCCTGGTACGCCGTGAAGACTTCTAAGAAGAGCCCACTCACCACTAGAGTTATTCAGGAATATTTTGGCATCTCTTCAAGAGAAGCGGAAACTTACCTGATTCCACCAGCAGATGAGCTGCTTCAAATGGCAGAAGAACTTGGGTGGGAAAAGGATGTGATCAAAAAGCTTGAGAAAGAGTTAAACTCTAAATAAATTATGTCAGCGCAGAAAAAAGACAACGTCATCTTACTCTCACCAGAGCAGATTGCCGCGCGAAGAATCCCTATAGAAGAAGCAGTTGTTACTACTACTAATAAGAGCAGCAACTGGTACTGTAGCCACTGCACACGGCACTTTGGATCTGAAACTACCTTCATGAAACATCACTGTGAACCGCGTCGGCGCAAGGAGATGCTTGCATCTCCACTAGGTCAGGCTGCATATGGATACTATAGAGAATGGTTGCGGCAGAAAAAGTTTAGTATCCCATCTGCTGAAGCTTTCATGGATTCGCGTTACTACAGATCATTCATAAATTTTGCTCAATTAATAATTGATGCCAGTATTTCTAATCCGGAAAAATACATAGCTCTTATGATAGAGGCTGAGGTGCTGCCTGTTCTCTGGTGTCGAGACAACGCCTATGCCATATACTTGGAATGGAGAGACAAAAAATCTGACCCATTAGATGAGGTTCACAGTAGCATTAATTTTCTGCTAGATATCTGTGAAAAAGAAGAGACACAGCTGAGCTCCATTTTTGAATACTTAGGAGCGCAGCGCATTCTCTCGTATCTCAGGCAGAGACGCATTTCTCCATGGCTAATATTCTGCTGCCCATCATTTGGTAAATTCATGAGAAGCCTGGATTCCTCAGAACTGGGTGCATTCAATTCAGCTGTCAATTCTTCATACTGGTCTGAAAAATTTCAGTCTAACAAACAAACTGTAGCGATAATAAAGGAAATAGTAGGTACGGTGCAACTATGAATGCAGATATTGATATCGACACACCGTCAAATTTTGATCCGACTGAAATATTTAATTGGCTACGTGCAAGCATGGTGAAGGACGCGCAGTTGGTCGCTCATCCATGTGGTGTTCATCCTCAGACTGTTCCGGGGGATCCTATCTCCGGGCTAGCAGCTATCCCCTACAGAGAAGCCCAAGCCCACGGGTATTTCAAGATAGATTTTCTTCACCTTGGTGTATATGATAACTTTTCATCGCGAGATGAAATAGATGCTCTACTAGAATTAGAACCGGATTGGAATCTGTTGGTGGATGAGAACGTTCAGCAGAAACTATTTCAACTGTCCAAGCACGGAGACATTCTAAATACCGTTAAACCTAAGAATATTGAAGAACTAGCAGATGTGTTGGCTCTCATTAGACCTGGAAAGAGGCAGCTACTGAAGCTGTACATGGCGCACCGTGAATCCACGCGTAGAATTCTATATGCTAGAGATGAACAGGGATATTCATTTAAAAAGAGCCACGCTGTGGCCTATGCTCTAGTGATTAAACTGCAATTGTTGCTAGTTCAGGCGGGAGTACTGTAAATTATTCTTTGGTATTCTTCTTTAGTTTTATAGGTATGCCTTCAGGTATTGGGATAACTCTTCGACGTTTAACCTTATTCTCTTGAAGTCTGACATATGAGAATGCGTGCCCTATTATTCTAGATACATATGCGGAATCAAATGTTTTGTATATTGGTGCAATCTGCTCTGTTAGATTTCTTTTTGCAAATTCAACGCTTAAGGGATATTTATCTGATGATTTGTAAAACCATTCTGTGACAATACTTAGAAATGTGGCAATTTTGACATTTTCCTGTTCAGCATAATCAAGAACAAAGGCATTAATTCCTTCATCTGTAATATTATCTATGATGCACAAATAACACTCTCTTTTATACTCTATAAGAGACAAATATATTAAATTACCACGATCATTAATTAATTCTAATTTTAATTCTGGCACTTTCTTTTTAGCCATATTATATTTCCTCAGCGCGATTCTCATCAGAGTGGATTCAACATTATTTAATCATGAGGCAACCTGAGATTCCTTATGGTGAAAACTCACAAAAAGTGTTTACATGACCTGGGATACGTGGTATAATTTCATCTATGTTAAGAAGATCTGGAGATTCATATGAACCACAGCACAATCTTTGAAGCTCTTGAACAGATGGCAGGCCGCATTCAAGATGACTATGCTACTAAAGTTGGTAACGCTACTCGGTCTGAATGCCTAGCATACGCTCTTGGATATGTTATGTCGCAATTTGCCGCTGAAATTGACAAACTTCCTGAAGCTAACAAGTTAGCTCTACTAGAGAACATCAACTCCTGCCCAAGGTCATTCAAGTAACAGCAGGGAAAATGCCATGACAAACTTTATTGAAATAATTAAGGCGTGTGAGAGAGCAGAAGGAGCTGGCACCAAGAAAACCATCATGGCAGCCCTCACCTCGGCTGACAGCATAGCAAGACGCCTCATCAAGGAAGCGCAGGATCCATATCGTGTTTTTGGTGTTCGCAAGTATGAGCTACCAGATACTTACACCAATCACAGCGAAACTTCAAATCCTGATCACGACTACGAGATTTTTTTCGCGCTGCTTGATGATCTTGCGGCTCGCGCGCTAACTGGTAATGATGCTCGTGAGGCTGTTACTCAAGTACTTGGGTTGTTCTCTGAAGAAGAAGCCCACTACCTCACTCGTGTCTTTGATAAAGATCTCAAAGCTGGTTTCAGCGCTGACACTGTCAACAAGATTTTTCCAGGTCTGGTTCCCACCTTCGAAGTCATGCTGGCTGATAAGTGCGAGACTCCAGAAGACTTTGAAACTGCAATTACATTTCCATGCCAAGCAGATTTTAAATATGATGGGGAAAGAACCATCGCGATAGTCAAAAAGCATGAAGTGATCTATTATAGCCGTTCAGGAAAAGAGGCCGCCCATGTAGCTGGTCTCTTTGACGCAGAGCTCTTTAGAATTAGAGATCTTCTTGACTATGATTTTGTGCTTGATGGTGAGCGCTATGCCTCTAATTTCACGGAGACCATGAACGCTAAGAAAGATGGCAATGATGCTGCCAAGGCAGCACTCAAATTTAGGGCCTTCTTTCTCATGCCCCTCTCGGACTGGATCGCTCAGAGCACACGCATTACCATGCGTCATGCAAGATTCCATCTTGATACTATTTTGGAAATGATTGAGGCAGAGAAGATTGTTCTCTCAGAGGGTCGCGAGGTCACTGACTATGCGGACATGATGAAGTTCTGTAATGAAGCAATTGATGATCATGGTGTTGAAGGACTCATTCTTAAAGATTGGGAGGCAGTTTATACTTGGGACCGCACCTTCGCTTGGACAAAGGTTAAAAGGTTTTACGATGTAGATTGTCGGGTAGTCACTACCTATCCTGGAAGAAAAGGAACACGGCTTGAGGGTAAAATGGGAGGTCTCACTGTTGTTGGATTCCTCGAGAGCGGTGAGCGGGTGGAGGCCAATGTTGGATCAGGATTCAGCGATGAAGACCGAGCTCTTACAGATTGGGTGGGTCAGACAATTGTAGTAAAATATCAAGAGGTCTCACGCGCAAAGAACAAGACTGTAGCAAGCCTGCGGTTCCCCACCTATGAGCGTCGTCGCGATGACAAGACTGTTGAGCTATGATGTTACGGATTCATTTAAACCTTAGGGAGAATTGAGATGGTTTCAAGTTTGGTATTTTTTATGGTAGGTTTGGCTGTTGCAGCCTATTCCACGCAGGCATGGAGGGCATTCTCTGATTCACCCGCTCAATCAATCTGTGTTGGTTTGGCAGCAGGCATCAGTGCTGGTATGGTAGCCTCTACGCTGTTGTCAGTTCTGTTTGGCGCATGATATGCAGTCACGAATTGGATCTGTAATAGAGACCGCGACTAATATCGTTCTCGGGTTTATAATCTCCCTGGCACTCAATGGGTGGGTCCTACCTCTCATGGGGTATCACATTACCATGAGTGAAAATTTAGTTGTCGTTACAATCTTCACCGTAGTGTCCATGATAAGATCATATGTGCTGAGGAGATTTTTTAATCTTGTTTCCAAAAATCATGGCATATAGGAGTGACTATAAATAGCAGAGCGACTAATATCTTTTCGCATTGTGCCATGAAAGTAATTGATCTTCTATCATATAAAAAACAAATGGAACTTCTAGTCATAGAGAATAAACTATCTAGATTGTATAGTGATGACTGCCCTGGGATAGCAAGGGACTTGAAATCATATTTTAAGCAGTGGCTTGATAAGAGCACCGAGGTTGAACATGACCGCAAAAATCCTAGAATTTAAGGGTCCTACAGGGAAACCGCATCATCGTGAAAATGACTTCAGATTAAGAATTCCCGACACCACCATCTTCAGTGACACACAGGAAGATGTTCTAGGAAGGTGGAGAACTGCTGCTCTTAGAGATGAATTAGATGCACACTTTCATGAAAGCCTACCAAAGAATCTCAGAAAGAAGAGACAGAAAAATTATCTAGATGATCTTGACCATCTAGCGTGGATAGAACAGCAGCTACAGATGGCAGTCATGGTATTTTCCCCAGGTACCACAACATCTAATCAGCATGGATGGATTTCCTATTTTAGGCATAATAAATATAATTTCAGTACGCCTGAAATGATTAATGAGGGCACTGCAAGAGGAGTAAATATACTCTGCTTTATTGCATTTGTTGAAGAAAAAAATAAGCACTCCTGATGAAAGGATGAATGATGAGTTTCAAATTATCTGTTTATGTTGTAATGGGATCTGATGGTAAATTTTTTGGAGGATTTAATTCAACTGAAAATAAAGCTGTATTTGTTGATGACCCCAAGCAAGCAAAAAAATTCACTAATAAACATGATATTAAATTGAGGCCAGATGAACAGCTTGTTGAATTAAGCGTTGATCTATCAACTGTTGATGTAGAAATTAGCGAGCCATTTCGCCCACTCCGCAAACCTTCCAAATAACATACTGTGATGAATAATATTTGCTTCCCGTCTATTAAAAGGCGGGTGTTACTTATTACTGCTCTAATATATGATATATGTATTCTGGTTGGCAAATCATTTGTACAGGGATTGACGTTTTGTCACTCTCTAATTCGTTCAGGCCTAAGAAACATTATGGATGATTTCAATTACCTGTGGGCAACTGTATCTCAGGATATGAAGAAGCCAGAGGAAAAAGAAGAAGAAATGTGGAATTCCCATTAAAATCAGTTTACATTCAGGCCTAGATCATGATATAATCACCTTAGATACAAACTTTTGTGAGTATCAGTTATCACAAACCACTTAAGGAGATTTTATATGAACAAGACTCTTACTGTTGCCACTGAAGTCCAAAAGGTAGTTCTCGAGCGCGTCTTGCTTGCCGAGATTGCTGGTGGATTCTGGAAGAATGCTCGCCCAAGTGATCATGCCGATGCATGGGCAGGAGTTGTGGTAGTGACTGGGACAGTGTTGGGAGCCGTAGGATTTGAAATTCCACGCAACTATAATTTTGTCAATCCTGAATTCTTCAAGAAGACAGGTGACACCATGCTAGCAGCAGCCCTTACCGTCAATCCAAACATTACAGTGCGCCAGCTCAAGAAGCAGCTCATCTCTTTGAATCAAATTCTAGGTGCACGATTGAAGGAGATTGGTGGCGACATTGCTAAGTTGAAGCGTGGTCGCAAAAATTCCACCCTGCAAGTAACTCAAACCATCGAGAAGAACAACACTCGCGTGACCGTTAGGAAGGCCATGGCGAATATTGTTGAAGCAGAATCTGAAGTAGAGTGAGATGTAGGGAGAGGTTTTAACATTTATTTTGGAGATAGCACATATGAAAAAAATCGTCATGACCTCTCCCGAATCATACGGGGTTTCCTACAACATCAATCCATGGATGGAAGGGAATATTGGTCAAACAGATCCTGAAGAGGCCTCTCGCCAGTGGTCTGTGGTTAAAGAGTCTCTCATCACTGCCGGAGCGCAACTCACTGTGATGGAGTCTCCGCCAGCTGATTGTCCTGATGCTGTATTTGTGGCAAATGCTGGAGTGGTTCTCGGAAAAAAATTCTTACCATCTAGATTCAAGTATGAGCAGAGAGCTGCTGAAGAACCATACTTTACCTCTTGGTTTCGTGATGCTGGTTATGAGATCATTGAGCCTGATTATTCTTGCTCTACCAGAGAGAGTCTGGCATTTGAGGGGGCGGGAGATGCGCTGTTCAATGTGGACAGATCTGACCTGTGGTATGGTATAGGATTCAGAGGCACCTATCCATTCTCAGAGCAGTTACATCAAATTTTTGAGAGTGAAAGGGTGACTGTTAAGGTGTTGGCCATGGTCAATCCCAATTTCTATCATCTTGATACCTGCTTCTGCCCCCTAGATACTGGTGAGCTGTTGTGGTATCCTGATGCTTTTAGTGATCACAGCCAGAAGATCATCCGGGCGGCGTACAAGAAATCTGCAATCGAGGTCTCTGCCAGAGATGCAGTAGCTTTTGCCTGTAATGCAATCTCAGTAGGTTCCTCTATTGTCACATCAGTCATATCACGTGAACTGAATGCACACCTGCAAGCCCGTGGATATGAGGTGTACCAGTGCGATGTTTCTCAGTTCTTAAAGAGTGGTGGCGGTTGTAAGTGTCTCTCTTTAGAACTTGTTGAATAAGTGGTCTCTCTTTAAGTGGCAGCACTGTTAAATAGTTCATACACGCCGACTTACAAGTAGAAAAATCTAGAGTATAATATACTCATGTTGGTTATATCTATTAACAATTTATAGGTAAAAAGATGGCTATCTACGATGAACCGGAATACAACTTAGCAGATATGGACATGCGGGGGTGGGCATTCACACACCGTGATAACTATATTTCCCCAATTGACGCCGCTGAAAAAGAAGGTGTCAAGGTTAGAGATCGTAGTGTAGCTGTTACAACAAATGTTGGAAGCTCAGTAGAAGTTCCTGTAGTTTTATCCAATTATTCAATGCTGCCAGACAAAAAATTTCAAAGGGCCAATCTTAAGAAAAATGGAAAGAGTGTGACGTGCTACATGGTGACTGGTAAGGATCCTAAGGGTGTTCGCTCTGTTTATTTTACGCACGATGATTTTTTGAACAGTGATGATTTTGTTGAACTTAAGAAAGAAATTGACACGGCTGCCAAAAATTTTCGTGACAAGCATATCGCTTATCTTAAGTCAGAGTTGAACAAGAGCTTTGCGCCGGCTGCTAAGTTGGCAATGAAAGAGCTTCCCGGTCTTTTAAAGGATGGATCCGCCGCAACCGCGCTGAAGTGGTTTAAATCTAATGGATTTGATCTAACAGGCATCAGTGAAGCCGATTTAGAGCCATTCGTAAATATTGTTACCTCAACTGGAGGTGTTACTTCTTCTTTCACCATATCTAGTAAAACCAGATGGGGGCATCAAGAAGGAGTCTCAGTGATAATTGATTTTCACGCTAAGAAAATTGTCAAGCATGGATTCTCTAGCGATGATTAATCTACAAACACTGCTTGACCACACAAATGAAACTTAACCTAAGGACCTTTATTCAATTATAAAGGTCCTTTTTTATTCTGCATACCAATTATAATCCTGTGAAATTAAATCCGTTTTTTAGTTTTCTCTTAAATATAATTGAATCTAACGAATTAGCGCGAGGGAGTATGAAACCGGGGCACAGCATTAAGAAACTTGAGTTAGACCTCCTACTGCTGTACTATACGTTCAGCGATCAGTACGGAGTAGTTGATACTCAACGAGCTCAAAAGTGGGCAAAGGAGCATGTAGGAATTCATATCCCAAGTTCGCCTTTTACTATTACTCAAGAGCACGTTGATTTGTTGATTGGCGCACGAATGATCCCTGATGTTCTCCCTTTACTAAATAAGTTCAGAACATTTAAAAATTAAATGTGTTAAATAACCTCTCTGCTTTTGGAGAATAGTATGCGGCTATTTTGGTCAGTTGTTACGTTTTGTGTAGTTTGTGCCCTATGTATTGTAACGCTAATGTGCGAAGCTACTAATTTTAACCCAACTAAGAATAGTATAAACTTACTTGATTCTTCCGCAGTTAAAACAGCTGTAGTGCAGATCAAAGAAAATAAGATGCAGAGAGCAAATAATATTCCTTATAAACAGAAATGGGTAAGAGTTAGTCAGGATGATGAGAAGGGAATCATCCGCGATGTAGACACAGCATCGATCACATTTTCTTCCTACAATAAGTTTATTTTTATTCACAGAATCATTCTCAAGTCTCCTGTTGAAATTTCAAACAACCGCTTTCAATTTGTGCTTGCTGTTTCAATGGGAGATTGCTCAACTTGGACAACAAGAAGTCTGTCAGACGTTGAATATTTGGGCACAGAAAAAGTGTCAAAAGATGTTTTTATTGATCCAGCAGATGTTGAAGCACCAAAAGATTCATTCAATGATCAAATTTTGCAATATGCATGCAAGCTTAGAGGTCTCATACTGATCTAAGCATTTGAACATACCCATAACACATACGGAGATTGTATCATGACACAAATAACCACATTCAAAATGGTAACCGGAGAAGAAGTAATCGCAGAAGTAGTTGAGTCACGCAGTGGATCGCATGTCTTGACAGAGGATTCTCCTACTTTCAAGAGTGCCGTTACCACCTACATTTTGAAGAGGCCACACACTCTACAGTTCCAGCAACTTGGTAGAGGTCAGGTTGGTTTGGCACTGGTCCCTTGGACTCTCTCAAATCCAGACATTCGCAGTCTAGAGTTGCCAGCCACAGCAGTCCTACTCACATTTGCTCCCAGTGAAGAGGTTGAAAAGCAATATCTACAACAGACAAGTGGTATCTCTCTTTCAACTGCCGTCTAACACTGTTAAATAGTTCACACTGCTTATTTTACAAGTAGAAAAATCTAGAGTATAATATACTTGTGTTGGTTCAACCTTGTATATGGAGAGAGCATGTTACCCTTATCTCTAGAAAATTGTAGTAGTTATGAGGAATAATTATGAAGAAGATTATCACATCTACTCTTGCACGAGGTACAGTGGGCTCCATTATCAGGAGCACCAATGGAAAAACCCTTTTTAGGGTGTATCAATCCGATGGGGAATTCGATGACTACGACATCTCGCACTCAGACATGCTGGTTAAAATCGTTGATGACGATGCCTCATTCTATGAGTTTGCAGACGGCTCTCAATCAGTAGATCACACGCCAGAGACTCTTGGAATTGCCAGCTCAGTTGGTCAAGTACTTCAATAAAGGAGCACGCCGTGGGTGAAGCGACTATTCTTGTTAATGCAGTTAGAACACCTGATGGAACAGTAATCCAGAGCCGCACTCGGCATGATATGTGCTGTCACGTGGATGCCAATGGTCATCAGTACTGTGTTGATGGTGGCTTAGACTACCTAAGGAGAGCGTGGAGTGATGGTGCTCCCCGGCCCGAAGACATGAGTGTGTACTCGGACGATCCTCACTCGCTCATTCGTGAATCACTTCAATGGGGTACTCGAGGAAAGGATGGCTCAGAGCCGCTGCGCTGGATTGCTCTCAAGGATATGACTGATGACCATATCACGGCATGTCTCAACACTCAGCCACACATGCGGCCAGCCATCAGGACTGCAATGATTAATGAACTTCACCACAGAGGAGACAGAGGAGAGCTCAAGAATGAATAACCAACTAGATACTCAGTTGTGCGAGCGATATCCAAAAATCTTTAGGGATAGGCATGCAAGCATGCAGGTGACCGCCATGTGCTGGGGTTTTGACTGTGGTGATGGCTGGTTCAACATCATTAATGCTCTGTGCGCTGAAATTCAATCACACATTGACGCCACTAGACGAACCCGTGCAGCGCGTCTACGCAGACACCGTGCTAGAGCACGAGCTAAGGCACATGGATCACTGCAACCAATCCTGGATCATTTGGCCCGCTTATACAGTAGGCTTGATCCTGTTGAAGCTGCGCCATGGATGGAAGCTGAAGCCCGCCGCATCCTGCAAGAAGATGAAGCACCACTGCCAGATGTGTGCCCTCAGGTAGTAGCGGTACAGGTAAAAGAAAAATTTGGTGCACTTCATTTTTACTACAATGGTGGAGATGACATCGTTAATGGTCTAGTGCGTATGGCAGAGCGTCTTAGTGAAACTGCATGCGAAATATGTGGAGACGCTGGCAAAGTATACCATGATGGATGGGTGACAACTAGATGTCCCCGCCACGCTCCCGCAACAACATAGATACCTGTGAGACACACTATGAAACGTACAGTAGAAATTAAAAAGATGGATGATGGAGAAGATCTGTATTTTGAACTCTCTCCTGAAGATATGGAAATTCTAGGTTGGGTCACTGGTGACACTCTCGTTTGGGAATCAAACAATGATGGATCTTGGACTATCTCAAAGAAGGATGATGTAAAATGAAAATTTACATTGGACCATATGTTAACTGGGTTGGGCCCTATCAAATCGCTGACCTCTTAATGAAGTTCGGAGTCAGTGAGGACCGCTGCTACGAGATTGGGGAATGGCTCAGTGAGCTTCCCTTGCTCAATGGGCTCTGCCAATGGATTCATGATCGCCGCAAGAGAAAGATCAAGATACAGGTGCACAAGTATGATACGTGGAACATGGATTCCACCCTAGCCATGATCATACTGCCCATGCTCAAGCAGCTGCAGGTCACCAAACATGGTTCTCCATCAGTAGATGATGAGGATGTACCAGAGCACCTACGCTCTACCTCAGCACCCCCTAAGGAGAACGACTGGGATACGGATGCGCTCTGGCACGACAGATGGGTTTGGGTTTTGGACGAGCTCATCTGGACCTTTGAACAGCTGCAGCCTGATTACGATTGGCAGGCACAGTATGAATCAGGTGAAATAGATATTGACTGGATTGATGATGGTAAGGAAACTGCTGGTGGACTGAAACAGCTGGTGCGCGGGCCGCGCGATACCTATAAGATTGACAGAGAGGCAGTGAATGCGCATTCTGCAAGAATCTCCAAGGGGCTGCAGCTGTTTGGCAAGTACTACCGGGGACTGTGGGATTGAGATTTTACAGATTTCAGAACGGTGTTATAATGTTTCTATGCTTCATGTCCATGAAATGAGAACTACATAGTTGAGCTTATGCGTCTGCTAAATAATCTAGGAGTACTGCACCATGGGAACTAACTACTATCTACATCAACAGACGGGTCTACCAGCACCTGATGACGAGATTGTACTACACATTGGTAAGAGTTCGGGAGGGTGGTGCTTCTCACTACACGTGATGCCAGAGCGGGGCATCAACGATTTACAGGATTGGATAGCTCTAATTGAAAAGCTCGGCCCTCTTGCTAAGATCCGGGATGAATATGGGACAGAGCTGCTGCTGTATGAGCTCATGGAGATCATCACTATTCGCTGGATGGATAGGTCTGTTGAAGAATCTGTCAGGCGCAGCGGGGGTGCCGGTGGTCTCTATACTATGAGCGTCCTACAAGAATTCTTGGACCTAAATAAAGCGGAGCTGGGTCCTAATAACCTCTTGAGGCACCGTATTCACGATCGGTGGTGTGTGAAACACGGTAGTGGAACGTGGGACTGCATATTGGGAGAATTCTCATGAACGATAGCACCATAAAGAGTTGGTTCGCGCGCAATGGGTTTAAACCTGCGGGGTGGGGTTCAAATTCTAGAAATTGGTTCTCGACTAACAGGGCATGTCAAAAATGGGGGCGCCTGTTTAGAATTCGTAAAAAAGATGGAGAGTGGTTAGTAGACGTAAGTGAGCCCGTCTCTCAATTTGACCGCTGGGCTAATTCCACACAGCTCACCGTAGGTCTAGGCTGTTTCATGCAGGCTGTAAATAACAGAGCGCTACAGGGCCTGCTAGGTGGTGCAGATCAAACAATCAATAACTAAATATCGCCTACTAATAATTTAAGGAGTGAATATGAAAAAGATTCTGGTTAGAAGAGATTCAACTGACAGAGCATTTGGCATGCATACTGGTATCACGGGTAATACTTCTGGAATAACGGGCTACATTACCGGCATCATTGGCGATGTAACTAACATCACTGGAGATGCAACGCACGTGAAAGGAAATGCTACTAATATCAGTGGTGACATTAGTAATATAAGAGGTGATGTGTCAAATATCACTGGTAATGTGGATGGTCTGTTTGGAGACGTTTCCAGCATAAGTGGCGATGTAACGAATATTACCGGAATTGTGTGTGGGCCACGGTGGAGCATGACCGGCATCATGGGCAGCATTAGAGGAGACGTTTCACGTATTACTGGTGATGTTACAGGCATAACAGGAAACGTAGAAAACATTAGTGGCAAGGTATCTAATATCAGAGGAATTGTTTCAAATATCAGTGGAAATGTCAGCATGCTACGAGGTGATGTTAGCAGTCTCGTTGGTGACGTTACTGGTATCAGTGGAAATGCTTCTGGGATTGTAGGCGACCTAACCGAGTGTGAAATCTCTCAAGAGGATAGAGATCGCGGGCTTGACATCACCGATTTACTGGGAGCCTAAAACTGTTCGCAGTGTCCCATAAATGACCTAAGAATAATGTGCAGGTTTCTAGGTTTAGTGTATAATAGCTCTATTGACTAACTGGAGTTGGCTATGATGAATGAGCAAATTCGCGAAATCGTTGACGCAGTTAGATTTACACGTGAAATTCCCTATCCAGGTCAAGATGAGATCTTCCAAAGAGTTGCCGAATTAATTATTCTGGAGTGTGCCAAGATCTGCGAGCACACTGCTGATAAACAACTCAATTCTCTGTTCAGACGTGAGAGTGATGGTGCTATTGCATGCTCTTACGCGATCAAAGAGCACTTTGGGATCAAGTAGCAATTAAATCTAATTGTGGGTTATAGTGTGAAGTAGTTCACACTATAAACTCTACGATGCACAGAAGCATGTTATAATAATTCTATCGATTGAACACCTGGAGACTCAAATGAGCAAATATACAACTAGAGTTACTTGGTTAGGAAACGTCTATGGATGCCGGGTATTCTTTGAAAATGAACTCCTTGTAGAAGGACGCGCGCCAACTCGTAACCTCATTGGCGCCACTTTTAGAGATCTATTACGAACAATAGATAAGTGCGGAGGAGATAAATTCACCTCTGCTGCTAGGGAGAGAAAGTTTAAAGAAGGCAATCCCATGGCCAGCGTCAAGCACCTGTGGAACAGAAAAGATTAAACATCAGGGAGTAAAAAATGAACACTCAATTTAGGGCTCTTGTTGAGCAAGCTGGCTACGGGCGTGAAAGATGGAATTCCACAGAGCAGTTTGAGAATTTTCTGCAAACCTTGGTCGCTTCAGTTATTCAAGAATGTGCCACAGTCGTTCAAAATGCAGTAGATCAACGAGAACCTGCTAGCACTTATGTAGACACGCTTCGCAAACATTTCGGAGTTGAATGACACGCAGTATACACCCTCAGTATGGAGCTCACACGTGAATGACACCACTAGATCATTAGCAGAGGAAGCTGATGCATACTTAAATGACATGGATTATGAAGGTAAACCGGCACCATTTCAACATGGCGATCGTGTGCTGGTTGGACCTCTGAGTATGGTAGCAACCGTGGTCAGGCAGCGCAAGTGTTATGATGGACCAGATGTTTTCTGGGGTAACGTTGAGCTGCTCTATGATGATGGTATTAAAGGTGTCAGCAATAGTTGGCAATTGAAGAAACTATGATCTTACAGAACACTGCAAGCATGGGTCTTGACATGAAACACAGCTACATTGACAAGATAATATCGGCGCTTGGTTTAATAACTGTTCCAATTTTTATTCTTGTGGCGGTGTATTTTATCGTGTGCACATACATTGAAGACATTTGCTCATATTTTTTAGGAGAGGATTAGTGCCGTGACAGGTATTTTGCGCGTGGTTTAGATTTATGATATAATAGCACTGCTATTGATCTAACGGAGCAGCTATGAATAATTCCTTGTCAAATAAATCTAATTCAACGCGCAACATTACCGGCATCCATGATGGAGTGACTGGGCTGTGCGCGCATGATCTACGAGGAGATCTGTGTCAAATAAGAGGAGATGTCTCCGGCATCTCAGGTAACGTGAGTGATATTGAGGGCGATGTCTCTGGAATCATGGGTAGCATCTCTGGTATCTGGGGTGAGGTCTCTGGAATCGTTGGGGATGTGAGTGGTATTTGGGGAAGTGTTACTTATATCACTGGTGACGTATCAGGTATAGCTGGAGATGTCTCTATGATGCGAGGAGATGTCTCAAATATAAGAGGCAGCGTTACTGGTGTTGTTGGGGATGTTACGAATATCCGAGGAGATGTGACGGGTATCTGGGGAGATGCTACTGATATTTCAGCAGATGTCACATGCGTTACAGGCAATCTAGACCAGATTAAATTTAATCCACGCCGGCACCGTGGTTACTGCTAGTCTGTATGAGATAATAACCATCTAAAATATAAAGAGAAAATCTAGTGTTTGATATTAATTATTTGCTAAGATTTTAACTGAGGAATTTATGAACAACACCATCAAGAAACTTACTGAAAAAGCTGGATTCTGCTTTTGGGAAGATGAGCCTTGGGGTCCAGGACCAGGTCATATTGACTGGGGTCCAGAGTACTCACGTGAATTTGAGAGGTTCATCACCTTGTTAGCAGAGCACATTGAGCGAGAGTGCGCACAGTTACAGGCTCAAAATGGAATTAATTTTTCTGATGATTACGCAGCAGGTCGTCGCATGGGCATGGAAGTTCTCAAGAACACCTTGGTTGCAGATCTAACACTGGGTGGCCAACATGAGACGGATTGAGCTAAGTAAATCTGAAGAGTGGCGCTTTGCACTCCAGATTGGAACAGACCACGATTATGGTAAGAGTTGTTGGTTAGAACTGGCGGCTTTTTCGCGTGCGCTGTGGTTTAGAATTCCCGGTATTCTAAAACCAGCACAGCGGCACGTGACTACAAAGATGGGTAGCTATACGGACACCATTCGCAGACAGTATGGATTCTCTATAAACAGAGAAGCTCTGCATCTCTACTACGGTATGCAACCGGGATACTGGAGCAGAGATGATCCCTCTAATTCAGATCGCTCAGCATGTTGGTTCATTCCTTGGAATCAAACTGACCGCGTGCGCTATGATTTTTTGAATCTTGATGGAAGTCTATTCCGACGAGTGCACGATAATCCAAATGGTTCATGCCGCATTGATGATATTAGGAGTGCTGAAAAAGATGTCCCTAAAGTAAAATTTAAGTTTAACGATTATGATGGTGAAGAAATTACGGCCACCTGCTATCTCTATGAGATGGAATGGAGGTACGGAATTGGTCTATTCCGCTGGGTGCGCTACTTTAGAAAACCAATCATTCACCGCTGTCTAGATATGCAATTTAGCTCTGATATAGGGCACAACAAGTCGACTTGGAAGGGTGGAACTATAGGTCACAGCGTTGAATTACTTCATGGAGAATCTGCCCTGGAGGCATTCATTCGTTATGGATCAGAGATAGAACGCTACAGGGAGGTAGGAAGCCAGAGTAGAGCTTTCTCCAATATCACAGAAGTGTGAAATATCACAGAAGTGTGAAATATTTCACACTTCTGTGTACCCAGTCCCTGTCCGTGTGTTATAATAGCTCAATAGACTACAGGTAAAGGAAGCGGGCCATGGATAAAGGTTCTTCTGAAAAATTTCTGTGAACTAAATAACATTGAGAACGCAGAAGAGAAAATCCTGAATTTTTCAAAAAATGTGTCATCTAAGCTAGGAGAGAAACATGTCAGGAAAAGGATCTACACAACGCCCAACTGATAAAAAGAAATTCGATGAAGGTTGGGAAAGAATTTTTGGTAAGAAAAAGATTGAGGAGGCACCTCAGCCCAAGCAGCCCAAGGCGCCCAAGCAGCGCAAGCTTGCAAGCATTAAACGCATTGCCGAGATTAGACTAATTCCAGGGGCCAACCAGATATGCTCATATCGAGTAGATGGCTGGTGGGTTGTTGATAAATTATTTGCTCATTCAGTAGGTGACCTTGTTGTCTATCTTGAGGTCGACAGCTGGGTACCACACAGCCTGGCACCATTCTTAAGCGGTTGTACTGCTCCTCGAGAGTTCAACGGTGTAAAGGGTGAGCGGCTGCGCACAGTACGGCTGCGTGGTCAACTCAGCCAAGGACTCTTGCTGAACCGCCAGGTAGTTCTAGATAGAATTGGTGAAATTAGCGAGGGCATGGATGTCGGTGATCTTCTAGGAATTCAAAAGTGGGAAGCACCCATTCCAGCTCAACTTGCTGGTGAAATGAAGGGAGCTTTCCCAAGCTTCATCCGCAAGACTGATCAGGAACGTATTCAGAATCTAGTACAAGAATTGCAGGATTGGAACGCACGGGATCTAACATGGGAAGTAACTGAGAAGTTGGATGGATCCTCTGGAACTTTCTACATGCGAGATGGTGAGTTTGGTGCCTGTAGCCGCAATCTTGAGCTCCGGGAGATTGAAACGAATACCTTCTGGAAAGTAGCGCGGCAGGCCCGTCTAGAAGAAATTCTACGAGCCGATGGTCGCAATCTCGCACTTCAAGGTGAGGTCATTGGTGAGGGAATCCAGGGTAATCGCTACGGCATAAAGGGTCATGATTTCTATGTTTTTGACATCTATGATATTGATGCAGGTCGGTATTTAGTTAGCGACGCACGGCAGCAATTCTGTGCTCAGCATGGCTTGAAGCACGTTCCAGTTATTGAGACAGCTCGACAGCTCGGCGGTAAAGACGTGGATGCACTGCTTCAGTTAGCTGAGGGCCCAACAGTAATGTCCTCTGCTAAGAAGGGAACAGAACGCGAAGGATATGTGTACAAGTGCCGTGAGCTTGAGGCTAGCTTCAAAACTATTAGCAATCGATTTTTGCTTAAATCAGGTGACTGAGCATAGTGAGACACTGATTCAGTGGTTACTGGCTGCTTTTGAAGCTGGCCAGTGCTCTCGACAACGGGCCATTCTTGAAAATCTTAATAAATAATAAAATTCATTAAGATCACCTCACATGAAACCAAGCTCAAGTAAAGATAGATTTTCTATGGAAATTTCTAAATACGCCGAACAAGTGGCAACTGGAAGTGAGTCTGCTGCTGATTGGCTAGACTACTATCTAGAAGCTCGCCGGGTAGAAATTGAGCTCAGCCCACCATCAGCTCCATGCTTAGAGTACGCGTTGCGAACCTCTGAGAAACTGTGCAGCAAGGCACGAGCAAGTGATGCATATGCCCAGAACCTATACGCTGCACTGTGCAATAACATTTATGAAATGCAGGGTCAGCGCTGGCACGCTAGTTGGAGACGTTGCGGAGCCATAGTTGCGCACATGAGAGAGCAAGGAGACTACATAGATTGGTACTGCAGTGGAATCTGGCCTGATGAAGATGATATGAAGGATACGGGCTACCTGCACGAAGGTGAGATCTCTCCTGAAATCTCAGAAGATCTAACAGATCTTGGATGGACGCTGTATGACGAGAACACTCTTGCACGGGAATAATACGCAATGAAACTACAAGAACTATTTGAATCCTTTAAGAGCGTTCTGTCTTACCCAGTTAGTGATGAAGATCTAGCCAAGATGGTTGTTGCGCTGTGGCTGCTTGAAGCAGAAGGGATTGATAATTTGCCTGGTGCCAAGAGAGCTCTGTTTTTACATTCTAATTATGCAGCTAGTATTAAATGGATAGATAATGAGATAAAATATAGACCAGAACTAAGAAGTAGGTATGATGCGCAACTGAGTGCAATCAAGATATTATCTGCGCGCTCATCAGCTGCTGAAGGCGCTGCAGCACGGGAAACGTTGGTGCAATCTACTATTGAATCTTTGAAAAAAATAAGCTCTACACTGTCTAGTGTGAAATAGTTCACACATTTCATTGGGCACCTCTTGGATTGGTGTTATAATAGCTCTATAGATTGAATCACTATGGAGATTGAAATGCAGAAGATTCAGATGGAAATTGGTGGCAGGACAGCTCTCGTAGATGCAGATCAAGTAAAGAAACATGTTACCAAACAACTGTATGTTGTTCGCGTTGCAGCTCTTCAAGAGGCGGTGCAGGCGGAGACTGATCCAGTCTACAGACAACGACTCTCTAACTCATTGAATGACATGATTCAGTTGCTCTTGAACTTGAACAAGGGCATACGCAAGAATGTTCAATTCATTTGAATCTAGTGTATAATTGATCTATTGTTAAATCCAAGGAGAAACTTCATGGTTGCTGCCGTAACTATTCGTGAAAATGGTGTAGCCGAGATGGCGTATGTTGGAGAGAAACCATGGCACGGTCTAGGAGCAGAGCTACAGTCTGGAGCTGACATCAGTACGTGGAGGCGAGCTGCCGGTATGGATTGGAGTATTCTCGCAGGAGCTGTCAATTATTCCACTCCAGCAGGTCAGTGCGAGATGCCTGGACAGCAAGTACTCTACCGCTCAGATAATCAGTTACCACTTGCTGTTGTATCTAATGCCTATAAAGTTGTGCAACCTGCTGATGTGTTGGAATTCTTCAGCGATCTTGCAGATGATAATGGATTCACCCTTGAGACTGCAGGTACCTTATTTCAGGGCCGGCGCTTCTGGGCCCTGGCCTCTATCAATGAACATGCGTGCGTGGTTGGTAATGATGCAGTTGGTGGCTATCTGCTGTTGAGCACTTCATGTGATGGAACTCTTACCACTAATGCACGATTTACCTCTGTGCGGGTGGTTTGTCACAACACACTGACCATGGCGCGTAAGGGTAAGGCTGATACTGGTGTAACAATTCGTCACAACACAGCATTTAAAGCAAATAAAGTTAAGGACGAATTGGGGATTGCTAGAGACAGCTTTGGTTCATTCATGAAGTCTGCTCGTACCCTCGCCGCCAAGAGTATGTCCAAGAGGAGTGCCGAGAAGTTTGTCGAGGATCTGTTGGTTGATGCCAAATTCAACACACCTGAAAATGTGCGCAAGAGCCGTCAATTCAATCGCATTCTAGATCTTTTCCAGGGTTCTGGCGTGGGGGCTGAGCTCCAGGGTGCAGAGGGTACCGCCTGGGGGTTAGTTAATGCGGTGACTGAGTTCGTAGATCACCATACCCGTGCCCGCACTAGCTCTGCCCGGCTAGCAAATGCCTGGTTTGGGCGTGGTGATGATCTCAAAACACAGAGCTTTGAACGGGCTCTTGCGCTCTGATGATTTTCACACTATAATAGAATGGGTAAGATCTCTGAGATCTTACCCATTGCTGTTCTTGTCCTGCGAGGAATTTTGAAAATCCTCTGAATTAGTTAAAACTTAAATAAACATGAATGATACACTTAGAGGAGAATTCATGAAAAACACATTCTATTACAGCGTGCTTGAAGTGGATGCCGACAAAATTTTTGAATTTAGTTGGAACAGCGTGTGTGCTTATTTCTTAGATGATGACCAGGATGGTGACATAATCGCTAGTAAGGCTGCTGAACATTTCTACGATAGAATGCGTAGTTCTGAGATTACCTGGCCACTGACATTCAGGCTTCGATCGGCGCCGCTCTCACAAGATGTTCTAGAATATACAATTAGCGCAGAGACCTCCATTGTTTTTCACGTTAAACAGGAGGTCTAATCATGCCTCGCTATGTTAAGCTTCCCATTCCAATAGAGGCATCTCAATGGAATAAAGACGCCACTCTAGCAATATACTGTACTGATCATTTAGCAGTTAGAAGTTCTTCATATGAAGAAATATCATTGCTCTGTGGGACGAGTGGATGCTCTCATGAGCATCCACATTGGAGCTGGTCGGTTATGGGTGTGATTGACACTCTAGAAGGCAAGCATGTGGTTAGTCCAGGTGATTGGATTATTACTGGTGTGCGTGGGGAACACTATCCTTGCAAGCCAGATGTATTTGAGACAACGTACATCTCTGAACAAGAGTACGCTGCTCGGTTTCTAAAATCGTAAAATAACAAGGTGCTAAGCATGAGACTTCATTCATATACATGTGCAGCCTCAGGACTTCCAATTAGGTGCTCGCTCTCTTCAATGTCTCCTATAATGTATGATGTAGTTGTCATGGATAGATCGGGAGTTCTGGCATTTGGTGAATACGATGGATATGGAAACGTTGGTGGCAGTTTCTCAACCCACGATATAGGCGACGTATCTGATCTCAAATTTGTTCTGAGGTGGTTCTATAATTCTCAGAGGTGGGCTGATCTGAGAGCATCCTATGATGACCCTCTTCAAGGTATAGCAGGCGCATCTGAATTCATAGATGCAATATATGAGGCAAAGCTAACATACGCTGGTGAATTTGACGGACACCAATATAGGTCCCGTCTAACAGAATTCTACGAATTAATGAATGCTTTTTATGTAGAATATTTGCAACAAACCATTGGAATTTCAGCCAAGCAGTATCGTCAGCTAATTCAGTTATTAGAAAATTTTGAAATTGGTGCCGACCGTTTAGTATTTGAAGAGGAATTCAATAATATTATTCCTAGATTAAATACAGGCAATCGGGCAACTGATGCAGGAATGTGTATTAAATTACTGTGTATCCAGGAAAGAACTTTTCAACGTCACGTAATTAAAGAAATTATTACTGCTTGGAAAGAAAATACATCTGTAAAAAATTTAGATGTGCATGAGATATTGGCTCTTGAAAATATTAAGACAAATTTTAAGTCACGCTAAGACTGCTCAGCCCCTCAAGTGAGGGGCTGAGTGAGGCCCAGAGATGAATCATCTCTGGGCTAATATGGCATATCATCTAACAATCCTGAGTGCATCCTGTGACGAGTGTTAAAAATATCACACAGGTTGAGTCTAAGGTGTGCAGAGCTCCCAGGTTGATGTATAATAAATCATCAGTTAAACAAAAGGAGTTCTCAAATGGCAGCAAACACCATCTTCCTAAGCGGCAAAACTCCCATTCTCTCTGCAGCACAAAAAGAAATCAGCCGCATCAGCCGCAAGGAAAACAGCGCACGGGCAAAACTCCACAAATCTGGTCCAGTAGTGGTGATTTTTTCTTCTAAAAAGACTGCTGCTAAGTGATAAAGATTGGGGAAAAGCGTGTTCAATGATTTTGCTCCCTCTCTCAAAGCAGCAGCGACCGCTGCCTCTCTTAAGAAGACGACTGTTGTAGTACCAGGCGGCTCTAGGACACCCGCAGTCTATTGCAGGTGCTGTGGAAAAAGTGGTGCTGTATTAGGTCGTATTCATCATGCAGATCGCTGCTTGTTTAGACAGCTCTAAACTGTGATATAATGCTCTAGTAGAGAAAAATCCTCAAAGGAGTTTGGTCATGGAAAAATTTGTAGATTCTAATGGTTATGTAGCTCTCTTGTTGTCAGACGCCTATGGAAATGGCTGGTGGTCTGACCACCGCATAGATGCCCTCCTCTGGAGCCCCAAGATCGTAGATTGGATTCTCCGTGGAAAACCTGAGGAAGAGGACAGCAGCCTACTTGAACATCTTTCATGGCACCTTTCAGGTGACAGAGGAGAGGTAGATGATGAGCTAGCTGAGAGCTACTTGGATACTCTACATCGTGATGTCGTAGTACATTGGATTCCAATTGGAACTGAGTTCGTGATTGACAGCTATGATGGTCAAGAAACAGTGCTAACAGAAGAAAATTTTGTTTGGCACAGTGCTTAATTAAGGAGAGCATGATGATTGAAGCAACCAAGGAAGTTGTCGATACGTTTGACCTAGAACAACGTATTTTAGATGCCTGGAGAGTGGTTGATGATCTCAAGATCATCTCAGACCTGGTGTCAAGCGGCAACCAAGATGATGTAAAGATCACCATCACGGGCTTAGGCTTACTCTACGATCAAAAATTTACCAAGCTGTTCGAAACCTTTGAAAAGCTCGTTGCAGCTAGGAAAATCACTTCCTAAGGGGAATCACTGTGAAAAGAGTTGGATTTGCCTGCATGTGGATCGATTCACCGGAACAAATAGGTGGAATTGGTCCTCATGATGAAGCCAAGAAGCTCAACACTCGAACCACAACCATTGCGTGGCTTAACAGGCAGGATAGATCTACTGCTGAAGATCGCTTGATAGAACTTGTACAGCACAACATGCTCTCTGCTCGGCTCTTAATTGAAAGAGTTGGATCTCTGAGACCTGAATTGAGAATGGTGAGGTTGAGCAGCGATCTTATTCCTGCCTATACCCATGAACATTGGGCTCCCTTCTGGCACTCACCAGAGGTGGTTAGGCTGCTTGAGAGAGGATTCGCACAGGTTGGAGAGGCCGCAACCACTCACGGAGTAAGAATTTCATTTCACCCAGGCCAGTTCTGCGTGCTAGGGAGTGATGTTGAACACACGGTAGAACGCTCGATTGAGGAATTCGAGTATCACGCTGACATGGCTCGCTGGATGGGCCGTGGCCAGCAGTTTCAAGATATGAAGATCAATGTTCACATCAGTGGGAGGCGAGGACCTGCTGGAGTTCGTGAGGTCTACACCAGAAGGCTGAGCACAGAGGCGCGTAACTGTATTACGTTAGAGAATGAAGAAATAAGTCATGGATTGGATGCGACCTTGAGTGTGGCTGATATTATACCTACAGTGTTGGACCTACATCATCACTGGGTTAGAGAGGGTGAATACATTAGCGCCACCGATGATCGTGTCAAGAGGGTGATTGAATCATGGCGAGGGCGGCGACCCGCGTTTCACTACAGTCTGACTAGAGAATCAGTTCTACCAGCTCACAGTGAACATGAGGCTCCGGCACACGCTCTGCTACTAGAGGCTGGACAGAATAAACAGAAACTTCGAGCCCACAGTGATTTCATGTGGAACAGAGCAGTCAATCGCTGGGCTGCTAGCCACTGGGAATGGGGAGATGTTATGGTCGAGTGCAAATCTAAGAATCTCGGAGCGCACGCACTCTTCAATGAATGGATGACTGGTTACTAATCTAACCATTTTTGTGATACAATACTTTAAAGGAGACTGATATGACAGACAAAACCAACCAAGAAATTTACATGGATCTATGCACTGCTGTTCGCGACTACTCAAGCGCCATGCATGCAATTTCTTGCGCATTCATGGCTGAGTCAACCCTCATCGCCATCAAATCTTCACAGAAGGCAGTTGATACCATTGTCACAGCTGTGAACAAGGCATCTTCAGTAGACAGCTGGAGCCTTCTCATGAAGAACTCTTACCCATTTAATTCTAAATCTGAATAACAGTTTCCTGTGTTCTATCTTTAAACTTTGAAGGTTTAATCATATGTTTACTACTGCTGCTGCATTCGTCGATCGTCTATCTGCAATTGAAAAAATTACTATTCGAGCTGCTAATACGGAAGATCGTCTAGACTGGCTGTTTAATGTAATGCATCGCTATGAGTTCGCACTGCCAGCACATGAAGCACGGCAGACTTTTAACTCAGCTGTCAAGATCCTTCATGACGATTTTGTTGCAGCCTCTCTCACAACTGGCGGATTCTGAGGGGAACATGACTAAATTTAGAATTATTAAAGAGCACGCTGACGGGGTAGATCAATTCTATGTTGAGTATCGCAAGACCCTCAGCTTAGGATGGAAAAAATTCTGCTTCTATTACAAATCAGAATTTGCCGACATGCCAGGTTGGTGGTCTGACCATGTTAATACTCGTGAAGAAGCAATCTTTCTACTTGAAAAAGCCAAGAAAATTCACGCACCCACAGCATTTCCAGATGGTGGAGTCGTGTACGAGTATGTAGAACGTCCACCCACTCGGTAAAATCACCGTTATAAAATTCATATCAAGGAACTACCATGAACTTATTTTTGACTCAAGAGGAACGGCTGGCTGCAGTATTAGACAATGTGCTCTCGCCAGACATTCTTACTGATGATGATATGGATTTGCTGTTCAGTCGGCTCTGTGAAGCAATTCAACAAAAATCTAAACAGGGATTCTCTTGTTCGAGTGTTCAGCGTCACTGAATGACAGAATAATAAATAGGATTGATACTACGAAGCAGGATTAATTCAGTGGTAGAATGTCTCGTTGCCAACGAGAATGTCATCGGTTCGAACCCGATATCCTGCTCCATTTTGGAAATTCAAAAATGAACCACATCAAAACACTTACTCTAAATGAGAGCGGTAGAGATTTTGTTTGTGGAGACATACATGGGTCTCTTTCATGTGTAGAAAGAGCTCTCAATGAACTTAATTTTGATACCACGCGTGACAGACTCATAAGTGTCGGCGATCTGGTGGATCGTGGGCCTGATAGCATGGGGTGCTTAGGGCTTCTTGATCAAGAGTGGTTTCATGCTGTCAGAGGAAACCACGAAGAACTCATGCATGATGCTCTCAACAACCGGGAATTTTGGCATGGTCTGTGGGCGCGTAATGGTGGTGAGTGGGGCACTCACCTAAAAATGCCCGCCACGGTTGATGAAGCTCAGTTGGCAGAGTCCATCGGGCAGCGCGTTGATAGACTTCCTTACATTATCTCAGTGCCAATTGAAGGTGGTAAAAAATTTCACGTCATACATGCAGAGTTTGCATTCTTGAATGAAATAACTGACCAAACACTAGAAACGTGGGATAGAGTCAAGGCTGAGGCGCTCACCGCTAGTAGAGACGGCAAGAGCATACTGTGGGGACGGTGGATTTTTGCAAAAATGTCTAGAAGGGCTCTGTATCCCGATGTTGTCGAGAGCATAGCGCAGGATTCTGTTACAGCAACACAGGCAAAAAAATTAAAGAATCCACAGCTAGGTCGCATCTACTGTGGGCATACTATAGTCCAAAAGCCAGTAAACTTCTATGGTCAGATAAATCTTGATACCGGCGCATACATGAGTTATGATGAGGAGGCTCCACGCTGGGCTGGTCTTACCATAACTGAACCAGCAACTGATAGATTTTGGTTGGTTACCAGCAGAGAGTTTAATGAGATTAAACCAGTTATTTTTCAATAATTAGAGGAGCGAGGTCATGGCTGGAGGAGGATCAAGAGCCATTGGTTCAGAAGAAACGTTTGACAGTGCAGGAGGAGCCCTAATAACTGGGTCACCAGATGTTTTTATCAATGGCAACCCCGCAGTTAGAGTTGGAGATCAAGTTCGGCCCCATGGGAGAAGAGCGCACCGTTCAGCCACCATGGTATCTGGTTCTAGTACGGTCTTTATTAATGGAATTTCGGCAGTGCGTGAGGGAGACGTTGCCTCATGTGGGCATGCAATCTCTGGTTCAGATGATGTTATTATTGGATAGAGCATGAATATACCTGAGAGCTTTAATAAAAAATTCTTGATGAATGCATGGAGTGCTGATCAAACTGATCTCATGCCCCTGGCAGCAGCACTGCACCTAGCCCATCTAAAGGATTGGATAGGATTAGATGGATCTGTTTCCTTAAGTAAGGCTGGAGACGAGCACTACTGGATATCAAAACGCGGGGCTGGGTGGGATTCAACCAAGCTACCATCACCTCATCATTTTGAGAAGCTAAAGATCACCTGTCCAACAGATGTAGAGACTCCGTATGAACGGATTCAGCATGCCTGTCATGCCTTTGGTTCTGGAGACAGAGCAGTGCTACACGTTTTTCCGGTATCTACTCTAGCTGCTCTTAAATCACACCGCCCGCTTGCATGGTTTATTGATGAACACTCATTGATGGGTCAGCACTTTGAATTCACCGCTCTCTCGGCAACAGCGCTGCTCTCATACCTAGAGGAAGGTTGTGGACACAAAAAGCGCGCTGAGGTCATAGCCAGTCCCGATCTAGGAGTCGTGTCAGTTGCGCCAACGGTAGATGAAGCTCGACTTCAGGTTGAGCGCTTGGTTCGCTGTAGCCAGATTCTTTTAGCCTCAGGATGCTCACCGCAGTAGTTTACTGTGGCTATTCTACATATTATAATTACTCATCAAAGCAATTATTCCTTACTCAAGGAGTGACCTATGAAGTTAAACGTGCATGATATTGGTGGAGAGGTGGTTAAAGACACCGAGGTCTACCTCCTCAAGGACAACAAAACTTTAAACAACCTGGTACTGAGTAGCACCAAACTCTATGTTGGACAGAGCACTCGAGGTCACAGGCACGCAGGGCAGGAAGAAGTCTACTTCTTTGTACAGGGAGCCGGCAAGATGATTGTTGGAGATGAATCAGATGAACCCTTCTCAGTATCTGCCGGCGACATTATTCTTATTCCGGATGGTGCATTTCATAGGGTCATTAATGATGGTGAAATGAATCTAATTTTCAATTGTGTGTTTGACGGTAAGCGTAATCACTGATTTAAACATATGAAAAATTTGTTCAACGTGGTTTCTTCTGTCAAGAAGATGTTAATACAGTGGCAACATTAAAGGATCTTGACAGTGCCAAACAGTATGTCATGAATAAAATTAGTGAATATTCATCGCAGCATCCAGGAGTCCTCAGCGAAAATGTCGTCAAAGCTCAGAAGGCAGTGCTAATGGCACGTTCAGTGAATAGTTTACTGTTTACACTTCAAAATTTTGTGCTGGCTCATCCTTCTGAGGGTCTGCGAGTAATTTGAATTTGCGACCATAGTTAAATGGAGATAACAGGAGCCTTCTAAGCTCCGGTTCCAGGTTCGATTCCTGGTGGTCGCACCAATACCTTAATAGGTCAGATGCTTAAAGGCATCTGACCTATTTTTATTTCTGCTCCAAATCATCCCGCGCTCAGTAATTCATAAATAGTTCTACACTTAGAAGCGCACTACGCGTCGGCACAACTGTAGAAAATTAGTCAAAAAAATTCCGGAGATCGTACTATGCTATTCGACAATATTATCCTATTAAATGGCTCAAAGATAGAAAATGTGGTCGTGGACAGCGGCGCCTCTTTTCCAACTTCTCCTGATGCCGGCGAGCTCTTCTTCAAGACGTCTGACAGCAAACTATATGTTTATGACGGAACAGCTTGGAATGAAGTAGGTAGTGGATCGGGCGGCGGGTCATTCACTGTAACAGGTGATGCCACCGGAACTCTTGAAAATGGATCAGGAGCGCTAACTCTAGCGACCGTTAATACTAATGTTGGAAACTATGGATCTGCTAGTTCCGTTCCTACCTTTAGCGTCAATACCAAAGGTTTAATTACTGCAGCGGCTCAGACATCAATTTCTATCACGCCGAGCCAGATTTCATCAACTGTTCCTGTATCTAAAGGTGGAACAGGACAGACGACTGCATCTGCAGCAATCAATGCACTCGTGCCAAGCCAGGCAGCAAGCCCTGGCCGATTCCTAATGACGGATGGCTCATCAGTTAGCTGGCAAGTACCAGCTGGTGGTACAGTATCAAGTGTTGATATAAGTGGCGGCAGCACTGGACTCACAGTAGCAGGTGGACCAATAACTACTAGTGGAACACTCACCTTGGGTGGTGTACTGGGTGTGGCAGCAGGTGGCACAGGACAGTCTACAGCAGCTGGTGCCATCGCAGCACTGTTGCCTAATCAAACTGTTCACGGTGGCAAATTTTTACAAACCAATGGAACAGTTACATCTTGGGCAACAATCTCTTCCTCAAATGTAACCTCAGCGCTAGGCTATACTCCAGTCAGTAAAGCTGGGGATACCATGACAGGCCCACTGGTTCTCTCAGATAACCCAACTCTTGACATGCACGCTGCTACCAAGCAGTATGTAGACAATGTTGCGGCGGGGATCAATGTTCTAGGAGCCTGTAGAACAGCAACCACTGCTGAATTATCAGCAACATACAGTAATGGATCATCAGGAGTTGGCGCAACTCTAACTGGCACCGCTGCTCTACCATCCATAGGCAGCATCACGCTATCTACCTCACAACGTGTGTTGGTAAAGAATCAAACTGATCAGAAGCAAAATGGCATCTATGTTGTCACATCTGCATCAAACCCATGGGTTCTTACCCGCGCCACAGATTATGATGGGCGCTTCCCCGGAACCATTGATGCTGGCGATACAGTGTTCGTACAAGAGGGTGATCTAGCTGGGACTCTTTGGGTTCAGAACACCACTGGACAGCTAACAGTTGGCACAAGTAATCTATCCTGGACTCAATTCAGTGGGCCTGGCTCATACAGTGCCGGCACAGGTATAGGTCTATCAAACAATGTAATCTCAAATGCAGGCGTGCTCAGCGTAACAGCTGGTGCAAATACCTCTGTCTCTGCTGCTACAGGAGCAATAACCGTCGGATTCAGTGGAACTCTACCAGTTGCCAGTGGTGGTACTGGACAGACAACGCTTCAAGATGCGCTAAATTCACTAGCCGGCGGCGTTACAGCAAACCGTGTATTAAGAGGTGACGGCACGAATGTTGCACTTGGTACACTTGATCTTTCTACAGATGGTTTTACCGGAACTCTACCAGTTGCCCGAGGTGGTACTGGAGTAACCTCAACTACGGCCATCGCCACGGCCATACTACCTAGTCAGACAGATAATTCAGGAAAGTTCTTGATGACTACTGGTGCTGGGCTGCAATGGGTAGGAATCTCAGTTGAGGGCAGTGGTGGAGCCCTACAATTCAATAATAATGGTCAATTTGATGGTACCTCACAGATTTCATATAATGCAACTGATACGCTCACTGTTGGGGCTGCAGCCGGTACTTTCAATATAATTGGTGCCACAGAGTCTAGTGGATTAACTATATTGGGTGGAGTGACCGAGGGTGGCATGACAGCAGACCCTGTAGTCCCCAGATCATCTACTCTGACGCTTCAAGGTGGTAGGGCTAACGATAAAATGGTTAATGGAACAGCACAACCATCAAAAGCTGGCGGTGACGTTGTTATTGCTGGCGGTATAAGTGCAAGTTCTTTCGGAGGATCAGTTATTATAAAAACTGCAGCTTCCAACTCTCTCACTGAGAGATTAAAAATAGACAGCACTGGGACTTGGTATGTATCAGGAACTGCTGGAACCGCAGGATATGTACTTACATCTGGTGGGCCTGGAGTTGCACCAAGTTGGACCATTCCACCTGCAGTTACGTCAATTAATATAAGTGGTGGAACAACTGGTTTGACTGCCACTGGTGGCCCAATAACCACCAGTGGCACGCTAACTCTTGGTGGAACGCTAGCAATATCAGCTGGTGGAACTGGACAAACAACCGCCGCAGCAGCTATCAATGCTCTACTTCCAACTCAAACCGGAAATACTGGAAGATTCTTAACAACAGATGGAACAAATGCAAGCTGGGTTGCAGCTCAGGGTACTGGCAGCGTTACATCGGTTAATGCAAGTGGCGGCACGACCGGCTTGACATTCTCTGGTGGACCAATAGATGCCGCTGGCACGCTAACGCTAGGTGGTACGCTGAGCATCGCAAGTGGTGGTACAGGTCAGACCACAGCTCAGGGTGCGCTGAATGCACTTGCCGGTGGAGTTACTGCAAATCGTGTGCTTGTAGGTAATGGTACAAACGTTGCGCTTGGTACTCTCAGTCTGTCAAGTGACACTTTTACTGGAACGTTACCAGTTGCCCGAGGTGGTACAGGTCAAACCACTGCTTCCGGCGCAATTAATGCCATGGTCCCAAGTCAATCTGGGAAGATCGGACAATATCTAACTACAAATGGAACTGAAGTTAGCTGGGCAACAATTTCTAGTGTAGCTGCAGCTGGTGAACAAGGTGACATTCAGTTTAACGATTCGGGCGTCACTGCTGCAAACTCCGCGCTGAAATTGATTGGCGATAATTTGACTGCTACCAAGGATATGTCTGTTAATGGTATGACAGTGGGCGCCGGTTCAGGTACTGGGACTATCAATAAGAACACCGCATTGGGCTATGGTGTTCTAGGAGGAAGTTCTCAAGCTGTTAGAAATGCTGGTGTAGGATATTCTGCTCTTGCTGGCATAGTACATGGTTCTGATAATGTTGCAGTTGGATATTCTGCAGCCTCATCTATTGAGACAGTTTCCGGTAACGTTGCCATTGGGTCTGAGGCACTTTCATTAAATCGCTTAGGTAGCAACAACGTTGCTGTTGGTTACAGAGCAATCAAAGGAACGCAACCGGTATCTGGCGCCGTATCTGGTAGCAACAACGTAGCTGTTGGGTCTGAAGCATTCTCATCAAACATATCAGGGTCAACTAATGTTGCAATAGGTAGTTCAGCGCTCAACAAAACAACGACTGGTGATGGGAACGTAGCTGTTGGTAGCTCGGCTCTCATTAATAATACCACTGCCAGTAATAGCACCGGTATAGGTAAAAATTCTCTATATTCTTCTTATGGAGCCGGTAATACTGCAGTTGGTTATGAATCCCTGTACGGAAATACCGCTGGTGCCAACAATGTTGCCATAGGTGCTGGTGCTGGTGGCGATCTAACAACTGGAGATGATAATACTATTATAGGATGTCATCGTGGTGAAGTCAGTTTGGCTAGAACTGTAATCATCTCCGCTGGAACACTACAGAGGTTAAGGTTTAATTCTGATGGTGCTCTAGAATTAACAGAAGATTCTGGTTATGGTTCTAGTGGTCAAGTGCTGACATCCAATGGAAGTGCTGCCGCTCCATCGTGGTCAACTCCTACCACCGGTACAGTTACATCTGTTAGTGGAAGTGGTGGGTCAACAGGGCTTACTCTCAGTGGCGGCCCAATTACTTCAAGTGGTACTCTGACGCTGGGTGGCACACTAGGTATAGCTAATGGTGGTACAGGCCAGACCACAGCTAGTGGGGCAATTAATGCACTTGTCCCAAGTCAAACTGGCAACGGTGGCAAATATTTGACGACAGACGGCTCAGCAGTAAGTTGGGCAGCAGTACCATCAGCTGGTACGTTAGAAAACAGCACCACTCTCGGTACCTCTTCTGCCGCAGTCTCTATAACTGGCTTCACCAGCACAAGCAGTGGTGGTGCCCCAATGACCATCTCTGCTGGTACTACTAGCGCTGGAAATGGAAACAGTCTGACCTTATCTGGCGGTGCTGCAGCTTCAGCTAACACCGGCGGTGCAGTTGTTATTAGATCGGGTGATAGTGGCGCCAGCGGTGGGGCTGCTGGTTCATTAACCGTGCACGCAGATAGCTCATATGGTGGTGGTAGTGTTACAGTACGAGGTGGAGACAGTGCTGGTAATGGTACTGTTGGAGCTAGTGCAAATGGTGGTTCACTAACACTTCGCGGTGGTGACTCAACTAATGGCTCTGCTGGATCTACGCCTGGAAACGTAGATATTCGTGGTGGCAATGCGGCAGCAACAACCAGTGGTGGCTCAGTAACCATCAGTGGTGGCACTGGACCAGCAGGTGGTGGAACTGTTATCTTCCAAACTGCTGAAACCTCTTCACTCACAGAGCGCTTGCGTATAGCAAATAATGGTGCATGGGGTCTGGCTGGAGCTAATTATGGCACAAGTGGTCAGGTACTAACGAGCAATGGATCTGGCTCTGCTCCCACATGGCAAAGTACTGCATCAGCTGCTCTACCCAGCCAGACAGGTAACAGTGGAAAATATCTCACTACAGATGGCACAACAGCAAGTTGGGCAACAGTAAGTGCTTCATTAAGTGGTGTATCAGCTTTCGGTGCATCATACAATGAAGTAGATTCTACAATCACGGCCAGCTCAACCACGAGCATTGACTGCTCACTGTCTAACAACTTCAGCATCTCTATGGCTGCGTCTATATCTACCCTATCATTTACCAATGTTCCAGCAAGCGGGCGACTCTACTGTGCTACTCTGTTCCTAGTTCAGGATTCTGCTGGATCAAAAACAGTAAATTGGCCAGCGTCATTCAGGTGGTCTGGTGGCAGTGCACCAACCTTAACCACAACCGGCAGCAAGACAGATATTATCACTATAGTCACACGAGATGGTGGTACGACATGGTTTGCCATGACTGCGGGACAGAACTTCTGATGTTTATAGAATGATGCATAAGGTAGCGTACTTGCGCATATTTTTATAGCTACTGACTCAGTCAACCTTACAGTAGTGTTGACTGAGTCTTCATCTAATAGGCATTTAGAAAGAAATAGCGCACTATCATGTGAAGAGCGCGTGCGCTCTTCTACAAAATAATCCATGATATTCTTAATAAGAATAAATAATGCTGTGACACCTGGATTATTAAACACAAAAATCTAAAATATGATAGAGCCGTTCATAAATATGAAATAGAAATTACGCGTGGCCACCAATTTCTGGAGATTCTAAACATGAAATTTGATTCAATACAACTGCTAGAGGGATCAAAAATCACGAATGTCGTGATAGATTCGGGTACTAGCTTTCCATCTAACCCTGATGAAGGGGAAATTTTCTTTAAAACTACAGATGATCTACTGTATGTCTATAATGGCACTGCATGGGTAACAACTACCGGCTCCGGGTCTGTAACATCAATTGATATAAGTGGTGGAAGTACTGGACTAACTGCCTCCGGTGGTCCAATTACCACAAGTGGAACACTAACTCTAGGTGGTACGCTAGCAATTGCCTCTGGTGGTACCGGTCAAACGACTGCATCAGCTGCTATCAATGCCCTAGTGCCCAGCCAAACGGGCAACAGTGGTAAAGTTCTTTCTTCAGATGGTTCAGCTGTTAGCTGGGCTACATCTGTTTCAAGTCTAACTGGAACAGCTGATCAGATTTCTGCATCTGCTTCCTCTGGTAGCGTTACTCTCAGCCTACCTAGTTCAGTCACGATTAGTGGTACACTATCGGGTGCAGCAGTATCAGTTGCAAGCATTGGAGAATTTGCTGGAGCATCTCTAGTTACAAGTGCAACCACAGCAAATCAAGTCGTAGATACGGCTGCCATAGCTACTTACAGAGCACTCAAGTACAATGTAACAGTGACATCTGGTTCTTCTTATCAGTCTACTGAAATCTACTTGTTGCATGATGGTACGACAGCTTATATTAACCAAGTTGCTACTATGAGATCAGGCGTAAATTTAGCGACTTTCGATGCAGACATAACTGGTGGTAACTTACGACTGCTTGTTACACCTGTGAATGCAGTTACAACAATCAAAGCTCTGCGCACTGCAGTCAAAATTTAATTGAACAGCTTGTAAGGAAAAACCATGGCACAAACTATTAAATTTATCACAGAATACGGTATCGAAACAGTAGGTCTGATATCTATTAGTTCTGGCACCGCCACTGAACCAGGACTCTACTTTGTTGGTGATGACAATACTGGATTCTTCTCTCCAGCAGCTAATACCATAGCTCTCTCAACTGACGGCACCGAGCGGCTGAGAATTTCTTCAGCCGGAGCCATTGGCTTAGCTGGAGCAAACTATGGTACGAGCGGTCAAGTTCTAACGAGCGGTGGTTCAGGTGCTGCTGCATCCTGGACAACTCCTACCATGGGTACTGTTACCAGTGTAAACGTAAGTGGTGGAAGTACTGGACTGACAACTAGTGGCGGCGCAATCACCTCCTCAGGCACCATCACCCTAGGTGGTACTCTAGCAGTTGCCTCAGGTGGTACTGGTCAAACAACAGCAAATGCCGCACTTAATGCGTTACTACCAAACCAAACCAATAACAGTGGTAAGTATCTAACCTCTGATGGAACAAATACAAGTTGGTCTGCTATAACATCCGTAAGCAATTTAGCAGATTCGACAACACTAGGCATCTCAAATGCTGCGGTTTCACTAACTGGCTTCACCAGCACAAGCAGCGGCGGCGCTCCAATGACAGTAGCAGCTGGTTCAACCAGTGCTGGAAATGGAAACAGTCTCACCTTAGTTGGTGGTGCTGCAGCTTCAATTAATACTGGCGGTGCTGTTGTTATTAGATCAGGTGACACTGGTGGTGGTGGCGGTGCGGCTGGTTCAGTAACAGTGCACGCTGACAGCTCATATGGTGGTGGAGCAGTAACTGTACGAGGTGGTGACAGCGGTGGTAATGGTTCAATTGGTCCAGTTGCCGGAGGTGGCACTCTGACATTACGGGGTGGTGATTCAACCAATGGCTCCACTGGTTCTAATCCTGGTAACGTGGTCATTCGTGCAGGCAATGCGGCAGCAACAGCTAGCGGTGGCTCAGTAACCATCAGTGGTGGCACTGGACCAGCAGGTGGTGGAGCTCTCATATTCCAAACTGCAGCAACATCTTCACTCACAGAGCGCTTGCGCATCTCCAAAGATGGTGCCTGGGGTCTGGCTGGAGCTAATTATGGCACAAGCGGTCAGGTACTAACTAGCAATGGATCCGGCTCTGCACCTACGTGGCAAGATGCTGGGACAGCGAGTTCAGCCAGCACACTAAGTTCTTCAAGAAACTTCAGCATCTCTGGAGATGGCTCAGCACCTGCTGTCAGTTTCAACGGTTCAGCAGATGTAGGGCTCAGCCTCACACTGGCTAATACAGCAGTGACAGCCGGCAGCTATGGTTCAGCTACTGAAGCTCCTACTTTTACGGTAGACAGCAAAGGTCGTCTCACTGCAGCTGGTAGTGTAACAGTTACCCCCAGCTTCTCATCTATTACTTCAAAGCCAACCTCACTGACCGGTTATGGAATCACAGATGCCTATACCAAGACCGAAGTTGATAGTCTAGTAACAGGATTGGATTTCAAGCAATCAGTTAGAGTGGCTACCACAGCAAACATCACTCTCAGTGGCACTCAAACAATAGATGGAGTCGCAGTTGTTGCTGGTGATCGTGTTCTAGTTAAGAACCAGACTACAGCAAGCGAGAACGGCATCTATGTGGTTGCTTCAGGAAGCTGGTCTAGATCAGACGATGCTGACAATACTCCCGGCAGTGAAGTAACATCTGGTATGTTCACTTTTGCTGACAGTGGCACCGTTAATGCTAATTCAGGATGGGTTCTAGCGACAACAGGAATCATCACACTTGGCACTACCTCACTCTCATTCACACAATTTAATGGTTTAGCACAAATTACTCCTGGTGCAGGTCTAACAAAAACTGGCAATCAGATTGATGTAGGCGGAACAGCTGACAGGATAACAGTTGGTGCAGACAGCATTGATATTGCTAGCACTTATGTAGGTCAGAGCTCAATCACAACGGTGGGCACCATCTCATCAGGCACCTGGGCTGGTAGCGCAGTTGGTGTGGCATATGGTGGTACAGGTGCAACCACGGCCTCTGCTGCATTTAATGCACTGGCTCCTAGCCAAACTGGTAACAGTGGTAGATACCTAACATCAGATGGAACCAATACCAGCTGGGCTAATCCATTCGGCTCAACTGTTTCATTCGGTGCTCGCTATGATGAACTCAGTACCTCTGTAACAGCTGGCGCCAGTACTACAATTGACTGCTCTCTAGGAAATAACTTTGTGCTTAGCATGGCAGCTTCTATAACCACACTCACCTTATCTAATGTACCAGCATCAGGAAGAGTGTTTGGTTTGACGCTCTATGTGACTCAGGATGCAACTGGTAGCAGAACAATCACATGGCCAGCAGCAGTCAAGTGGCCCAGTGGAACTGCCCCAACTCTTACTACCACAGCTAACAAGATAGATGTTCTATCACTTATCACCTATGATGGTGGTACGAGCTGGTTAGGATTTGTTGCCGGTCAGAACTTCTAAAGCTAAATGAGGGGGTATCGATACCCCCTCATTCTCATTGCGAGATAGTTTAGTATAGCCCACGCGTGTATATACTACTAGTGACACCTCCTTTACCTCTGTGCAATTTTTATCTCTTTACTGCTCTGGCCACATTTTGCCAGCAGAACAATTTTCCCCACCACCTAAAATAGGATAACACGAGTACTACACTTGTGATATTCCACTAGTGCTTTTGATGCCATGGTGTTGTGCATCAGTACGGCACTCATGTCCCCGGAATAAATAGATCAATGATGATCTCGCTAGAGTGAGGCGCTCTTCAAACGACTTAAGAGGTAAATACGGGGGTCTGTTGAGTAAGCTGTATGGTGCATCTAGCACTTGGTTAGATGGTGCAAGTGGTTCTCCATATTATGATCCCGCCCTTGTTACGTCTAGAGTGTATTTGATGAATGTGCTGGCTAACTCTGAGGAGTTTTAACGGTGGCCACGTGTACCTAATAGGACTCATTAAATTCAATTAGTAGAGATCAAAGAATAAATAGTAGCAGTAAATAATTCACGCTTGAAAAAGAGGCCTCACATGATTATATTCAAAGCCATATCTGTCCATAAGATTGCTGCTGCTTTAGCAGCAGGAGCAGCAGCAAAAACCGGTAATCTTGTACTTAGTCTAACTGGTGATGTTTCTTTCAATGGAGAAAACAATTCCACTATATTAGATCGGTCAATTAATGCGCTAGTTACCACAGCGGGCAGTGCCGGTGCGCCAACAACTGTATCCTATTCACCATTCTCCAGTGGCGCGTCATACTTCTTTGATGGAGCCGGTGATTACCTGACAGCACCATCCTCTGCCACATTTGCTTTTGGTACAGGTGACTTTACCGTTGAATTCTGGCTCAATCTCAATAGTACTGCAGCCCCGCAGACAGTGTACAGCCACCTTGACGGTACAGCTACCCTAAATCCCCACATATGGTGCGACACTGGTGGTACTATTTACTACTATACTAATGCTAACAGAATAACTGGTGCGGCACTTGCAACTGACCGGTGGTATCACATTGCTTTGTGCAGATCTAGTGGTAGCACCCGACTTTTTATTGACGGGGTGCAGT